ATTAAATAAAAAACCCTCTACGGGTAAAACAGATTGGAGTGATAACAACTTTATAGACATTAAGACACCACAAGATGCTCAAAAATGTTCTAAGTTGATTAAATCTCTCTTATCCCAACAGAGAGAAGATTATGAATTTACTAGAAAAGAAATTATAGAGTGGTTACACGAACAAAATTGGAAGTGTGAACAGTTAGAAAAATTAATAGTTCAACCCAAAAATGAAACTAAAAAACTTTATCCTTAGAGGAAAGAATGGTTGGTGTCCTGAAGATACTTGGAACTTAGATACATATTTAGCTAAGGTCATAGCCGAGTCCATTAAGTATCTAAAAAAGCATATTAATGGTTATCCAGAGGGAATGACTTTTAAACAGTGGAAGAAGATACTCAAGACCATCTCTAAAGGTATAGACGCTCCCTATCGTCTTGACGAGAGTGTAAATAATATGGGGAACTTTAACAAGCAAGCTAAGATTGCTTATGGAAAACAAAAGGAAGCTCTAAAGTTATTTGTTACTTATTTCAACACTCTATGGGACTAAAACCTGCCAAGAAAGACGATTTAAATCCAAAGGAAAAACTATTTCTTAAATACTATACCGATGTCAACAGTGAAACGTTTGGGAACGGTGTTAGGTCTGCTCTAAGAGTTTGGACAAATCAGCAATACGAATCAGCCGATGTTACTGCTAGACAAACCCTCGAAAAAACTCGAATTAAAGTATCACATATTTTAGAGTTAAAAGGACTTTCGACTGGTAAACTCGCAGAGAAGATTGATGAGTGGTTATCAGCTAAAAAGATTAAAGGAAGTATGACTGAACCCGACAAGATTGTAGAGGATTATCAAACCCAATTAAAAGCCGGAGAGATGTTAGTTAAACTATTAGGCTTAGAAACACAAAACCAACCTCAAGTAGCAGTTCAGATCAATAACGTTGTTAATAAGCTAAAAGACCAATATGACATTTAGCCTTCTTAGCTCAACGGAAGAGCAGAAGTTTTGTAAACTTCAGATATCTGTTCGACACAGATAGAAGGCTCAATAGTGTTGTGTCCTTGTACCTCTAGCGACTCACAACACCGCTAGAGATATATGGAATTTAAAGGATTAAATTATAAGAGGGCTATTGAGGACTTGTTTACTATTATCGACAAGGAATCAAAGATAGTTCCCTTTAAATTAAACACCATTCAGGAGAAGTATTTAGTCGAGGACGCTACAGGGAGAGATGTTATTTTAAAAGCCCGACAACAGGGCTTCTCAAGCGTTATTCTGGCTGTCTTTACTTTAGACTTTTTACTCAAAGAGAATACTCGAAGTGTGATTGTGGCTGATAAGGCTGATAATGCTTCCGAATTACTTGATAGGGTTAAGTTTTACATTAAGAGCTTTGAAGATAAGACAGGAGCCAAAGTCCCGATGAAATATAACTCTAAATATGAACTTTACAATGAATCTAACGGCTCAAGATATACCATAGGGACGGCTGAGAACAAAGAAATAGGCAGGTCTAAAACTATTACCAATCTTCATCTATCTGAGTTTTTCTTCTATCCCAATCCTGAAGGGTTATTTGCCGGGATTATGCAAGGTGTGGTCCCAGGAGGCAAGGTTATCATTGAATCTACTGCTAATGGGTTTAACTATGGAAAAGAATTTTGGGATGCTTGTGTACTTGGAGAAAGACCTTTTAACCCTTTATTCTATAAAGCCTCAGATTTCTATTCACCGGAGTTTTTAGAAAACAAAAGAAGAGAACTGGGTAGGCTTTTTGATCAGGAATATCCAGAGAGTGCTGAAACAGCCTTTTTAACCAGTGGTTCTCTTTACTTCAATTCAGATGCTTTAAAAGACTACCTATCAAACATTCAGGAACCGATTCGGGAGGGGTTATATGTTTAAAATCTATCGTGAATTAGAAAAAGGGGAGTTTATACTTATCGGTGGAGATTGTTCTCAAGGGGGAGCTGACTACAACGCTTGTGCTTTTATGAGTAAAACTAAACACGACTTTCCCGTCATCTATCATCATAGAGGAGTAGCCGCCCAGATGACTTCTGATGTTTTTCCTGTCTTAGAAAAAATCTATGACCAAACAGGAATTCCACCAGTCGTAGCCTTTGAACGCAATATGGGAGGTGCTAGTGAGATGGAGAGACTTAATGTGATGAATCGCTATGCTAAGTATAAACTCTTTGTCATGCCCTCAATAGGAATGGTAGAAAGTAGTGAGAGCAATCAACTGGGCTATTCAACCAACGCCTCAACCAGACCAATTCTTTTAGGTGATTTTAAGAGAGCCATAGATGGAAGGTCAATTAAACTCTACGATAAAGATACCGTTAATGAGTTGTATTCATTCATTGTAGGGAAACAAGGTAAGCCTCAAGCTGAGAGTAATGCTCATGACGACCTGATTTTCTCTCATGCGATTGCCTTTCAGCTCTATCAACAATGCGAGACCCCAGTATCAGACGTAGAATTTGGCTCAGAGTTTCCAAATGACTTATTATTTAATGATAAAGGACTCTACTAAATTAAATTTAATGGAAACCAAACAACAAAACAACTGGGCGCATCTAAAGATAGCCGAAGAAATGATTAAACTTCCCAATGGAGTGTTCTATTTTGAAATAAGAGTCAGTAATAAAATAATCTGTGATGTTGTTTTTAGAGATTTTGAAGATTATGCTAAGCCCCAAAAAACTTGAATTCCATGCCATAGTTGAAAGAAAAGCCCAAGAGCTAGAGTATGGCTCGGCTAATTTTACTTTAACCATGAAAGATGGCGAACCGGTTATCAAAACACTTCAGATAGTTAAGGTTAAACGCTATAAGAACACAGATAAACCTTAGCTATAAACTAGCAGTCTATTGCTTATTCTGCTAAATTATGTTATAATATAGCAGTTGACCACCAAGTGGTGTTAGTTTTTAGAGTTTTTACCGTATAGAAAGCGGTGTGAACCCCCGTAACAGGGGGTATTTTTATGGACACAATATCAAACACAATCAAACAAAGGAGACAAGCAGCTGATGATTCACTCGTCAATAAGAGGGAAATGTGGAAAGAACACGAGAATTTGTTTTTAGGTAATTTAGAAGACCAAATCAGTGAAACGACCAAATCTAAAGTCTTTGATCACAAGATTTCCACCTATATCATCGAGTCTGAGGCTCGGGTAATGGCACAAGTTCCTGTTGGGAAAGTGAAAGCAATTTCTAAAAATGACATGGGAGCCTCAGCTCTGATGAACCTTATTTTAGATAAATACGTTGTCCCTAATGCTAATGCTCAACTACCCTTTCTTGTAAAACTCCGAATGTTACACCGTATGAGCAAAATCTATGGAAACGCTTTTTATATGGTGGACTGGGATGTTAAACAAAATGGTTATGTCGGTCCGGATATGTGGCTTATCTCTCCTTGGGATATTTTCCCTCAAGTAGGAGCAACTTCATTAGAAGACTCAGATTATGTGATTGTCCGTTCATGGAAACCTCTATCTTTCTTCGAGAAACTTCGTAAGACTGATGGCTATAAGAATGTTGATAAAGTCATTACTAAGTTAAAGCAAAGCACTGGAGATAAACAAAACCGTGATTCAGATTCTAAGACTCAACGTGAAGAGGATATGGAGGCCGGAGTCAGTGGGACTAAAGGTGATGGGTTCTATGAAGTCTTGTCGATGTATGAACGTGATAGGTGGGTAGATGTCGTCCCTGAAGCTGAATATATGGTTATTCGTGATGGTAAGAATCGAGGTATTGAAGGTGAACTACCAGTAGGGAATAAATGGGCCATTCCTCTATTTGAAGACTTTATGGGTATGGGAGATGTCGAAAGGGGGAAATCAATGCAATATGTGATGAACTCAGCCTGGAATCTAGCTTTAGATTCAGCTAAGATGTCTATCTTCCCTCCGGTTATATTTAACAAAGATATTATCGTCCCCTCATCGATTAAGCGTGTTGCCGGAGCTAACTGGATTGCCCGTGGTAACCCAGCCCTTGCGGCTCAAGCAATTCAATTAAGTCCTCAAGGGATTCAAACCTTCCAAAACATTTACCAGAGTGCCAACGCTGCCCTCTTAAATCAGTTTGGGACTACTGATACTACCGTTTCTTCAACTGTTGATAACTCCTTTGGTAAGACACCTCAAGCTCTTAAACAACAAGCGGCAAGAGAAAACTCGCGAGACGCTTGGGATAAATTCTATGTCGAGATTGCTGTCAATCAGATTATGAAGAAGATGGTCAATCTTATCTCTCAAAAACAATCTTCAGCTATAAGTGTCCGACTATTTGGAGAAGAGATAAAGACTATCCTTAAAAAGTATCCTGAAATGCAAAGTCAATATGACGAGAAAACAGGCAACCTAAAGATTAACAAGAGTCAAACAGGCTCTATCCTCTATGACTATGAAATGGTTTCAGGGTCGTCATTCGCTGTTGATAAACAAAACCAACAGGATAATGTCCTAGCTCTCTTAAACCTCTTAATTCAGAACGCTCAACCCTCTCCTCAAGGTGGGGTTACCTCACCTATGATTGAAATTCTACGAGCTGAAGGGACTAATATCAAATTTACTAAACTCTTAACTCAACTAGTCTCTGAAAACGTCAATAACTGGGATGAAATCATCGAAAGTCAAGGTGCCGAAAAGAGTCCTGCCGAAGAAGACGATTTAGCCATGCAAGAACATCAGCAACAATTTATGGATTTAGTGGCTCAAATGGACAATGGAGTCAATCAAATTCCTCCACAACCCACGCCACAAGGAGGAATAGATGTCGGCAATCAAACCGGACTTCCACAGTATTAAGGGAGTTTGGGAACAAACTAAAAACGCTGAATTGGAGAAGAAGGGGATAGACCCCCAAGACGCTGCTTTTCATACGTTATCGCAAATGGAGGTCTGGACTAATCTTAAAAATTATATCCAAAGCCTAAAAGAGGGACTCGATGCTCAATTAACTGTCGCTGTCGATTCCGGATTAAGTCGGGAAGATATCGGCGATAGGACCATTATGGTTACTTTGGCTAAGGGTCTCCTAAATTCGATTATTAATAAAGTGGAGGACTCTTCGGAAGTAGTCGAGGAGATAAAGGATGACAAATGAGAATCAAGACAATTTATATCAAACCAACCAAGACACTACTGGAAAAGATGAAGTACATAACGACTCACATCTGCATCCGAAAGAAAGTAGTGACCCTAGTGAAGTCCTGAACTTTAACAATCCGTCTTTTTCCTTTGTCCCAAAAGGTTATCACGAATGGCGACAAAGAGGTCCTTACTGCGTGTGTACTAGCTGTGAACTTGAACATGCTATTTATGTCGGTATGGATAAGTTATTAATTGGAATTGACGAAGAAGGTCAACCAATTCTTAAAAAAAAGGTTTAACTGGGTACAGGTTCCTCCTACCTGTATCCAATTAAGTCTTTTTACCTGATCCGTAGAAAACTTACGTCTCGGAGAACGATACCTCTGTTTAATAGTTCAATATGCAATGCCAGAAGAACCAAATTTGATGGAAAACGAAAACGTTGAGGTCGAAAACAACGAAGCTGAATCATCACCAGTAGAAGAAGAAGCGACATTAGAATCAGAAGATAGTCAATCCTCTGGGGCCGATCAGCCCGAGAGTGAAGAAACTGAATCTGAGGAAGGTGAAAAAAAGGAGACGGGTGCGAGCAAACGTATCCGAGGACTAGTTAAGGAGAAAAAACAACTTCAAGACCAAGTCGAAAGTCTATCCTCAAAGATAGAAGAGTTTACCGGTGGACTCAACAGGTTTGAGCCAAGCGTACCCCCTTCGGGTAGTGGTGAACGTGAACTAACTTTGGACGACCTTCGGGCTTTAACCAGAATGGAGATTGAGAAAGAAAAGGCTATCAATCGCATAAATTCTGAGGCAAAAGAAGCTGTTGCCGCCTACCCACAATTAGACCCTCAAAGTGATAAGTTTGACCCCGACTTGAACGCAAGTATTACAACTGCTGTTTATCACGCTGTTCAGGGAAATCCTAACACGTCGGTTACCGCCCTAGTGGCTAAAATGATGAAACCGTTTTCTAAATCAGTAGAGAGTGCTGTCGCTTCAGAAAAAAGTAATCTCGCTAAACAGGCTGCCGAGTCTGCTATGAGACCTTCAAGCCATGTCGAAAAGGCTGAGAAATCAGTTGAAGATATGACCATTGAAGAAATCACAGAAAAATACGGAAAAGTTTATTAATTCTATTTAGTTAAAATATGGCTGCTGAAACCACAACTCTACTTTCTAATGAGATGATGACTTTGTACTCCAAAGTCTTCCTCAAAAGAAATGAATGGGAACAGGTGATGGAAGAAGGCGCACAGAAACAAACGAGAAGTCAAAATGAAGGGAAATCAATTCTTTTCAATAGATATGCTCCTCTTTCTGTTGCTACTACTCCATTAACCGAAGGTACTAATCCTTCCGAAGTGTCCTTGTCTTCAAGCACAGTAACCGCCACTCTTTCAGAGTACGGTTCTGCTGCAAAAATTTCTCGTTTCTTATCATTAACCTCGGTTGATGTACGAAATGCTGAAAAAATTGCTTTGTTTGGACAGAACATGAGGGAAACTTTAGACACCTTAGTTCGTGATAACGGTCTCGAAGGTGGTACTGCCCGATTAGCTGGTGGAAAGTTGCTGATTTCTGATGTCGCTGCAAGTGATGTCATCTCAGCTGCTGAAATCCGCAAAGTCGTGCGTACTCTCGAAGCCGCTTATGCTCCAACTTATGAAGATGGATATTTCATCGGAAAAGTTGGTCCTTTCGTAAAAGCAGACCTATTGGCTGATAGCACTTGGATTAATTCCAAGGTTTACTCCGATGTCAAGAAATTGTATCGAGGTGAAATGGGCGAACTGTATGGTGTCCGATTCTTGCTTAGCAAAAATCAAAAGACAACCACCAGTACCGCTACTGTCTATCATAACTACATTCATGGTAAAGATGCCTTTGGTATCTATGACCTTGAAGGGGATCAACCAAAATTATACATAACCCCCAGCTCAAACATTGATTCTTACAATGCTGCTGGTCGTTTCAGTATGATTGCATGGGCTGGTTCCTTTGTAGCTCAAGCCTTGGTCGCTGGCTGGATTTCAATACTTAAGACAGGTGCTACCCAATAAGGGAGCAACTCTAGTATTGAATATCTAGTGTATTCATGGTAAACTAGGGGGTAATATTAAAAGTTTACTCCC